GTTTGTTGTTGAAAAGTCGAGAACAACTTCAACGATCTGAGGTTTAACACCGACAGGAACACCAGCAGTAGCACCCGTAATAGTATAAGTAGCCATTATCTAGTCTCCCTTAAGCAAAATCTACAACGCCACGAACGATTGCTTCTTGTCTTAGAACTTTTCTTCCAAAAACATGCAATCCTCTAACGACGTCGGAGAATGATTCAGTTGAACGTACCACTTCAGTCTTAGCGATGTGAGACGCTGTTGCACATGATGAAATGTGACCAGCTAAAACAACATTTTCAGAAGCGTCAGTAGCTAATGTACCTGCAGCATCTGTTAATGTTACTTGATCAATTCCGCCAGAGCTATTTAAAGCAGTAGACTTATAACATCTAAAACCCGCAAGAGTTCCGACTGTTGCAAGACCATTTCTTAGAGGAGATGTACCGTCGCCAGTTACCTGAACTTCAGCAATCTTGTTTCCTGCTTGGAAAACTTTCTCATAGAAAATTGGAGGTGCTACAAACCATCTGTTCTCTTCAGGTACAGACTCATCGTCAAGAAGTCTAGCCATTGCAAGCATCATGTTGATACCTGCATCGTCTGTCTCAACGTTGATAGGAGCAGCAGTTGTTCCTAATATACCTGCAGCGGCAGTAGTTGTTAAAGTTGTTCCTGATACTGCAGATGCGGCAATACCTGCACCGTCAGATAAGGTTTGAAGAATGTTGGCATCGAACTTTCTCTTTAGAGCATAAGCACCTGAAGAAGTTGCTAGTGCTTCAAAGTTAATGTGAGAGTGTCTCTCTTCGATGTCGTCTATTTTGAATGCGAAAGCATTGGCTTGGTCGACAGTCAATGTAATTTGATCGTCTGCCAAGTCTTGAGGGTTAACAACAGAACCTCTTGAATATGCGGACACAGTCAGTGTTGGTTCTTTCATGATGTTAACAGTATCACCAAAGTTTTCAATTTCGCCAGTATAGTCGGTATTCGTAATATCTTCTGCAACCGAAGCTCTACGGAAGAACTTGAGAACTTTTTGGCTAAAGATTTCGGGAGCAAAATTACCTGTCGGTAAATTATTGTACCCTGAAGCTGAATTAAAAGCCATTTTTCTATCCTTCCTCTATTTGAGGTTATTTTATTGAGTTATTCGCCCTTCTGATCGTGCTAGATCGATTTCTTTTTCAAGCTTCTCGAACTCCCACGGTTTCAATTTGGCGATGTCGGACACTTTCCAAATCTTTCCTTTTTGGTCTGATGTTGCGACTTCTTTTGGTTGTGTCTTTGTGACTGTGGCCGCAGCATCATTTTGGCTAGATTTATTAGGTTTTTTAGCAGATATGCCCATTTCTGCCTTATAAAGAGATATGACCTTACTTGCCCATTTAGCATCAGTATTATTTTTGTAAATACCATCACTAATTTGTTCAGGCTGATCATCGAGCCACTGAAGAAATTTGTCCTCAGTTTTTAACTCACCAAAATCAGGATGTATACGAAGAAGTTCTTCATATGCCTTTTCCTTTTTAAGAGAATTCTCTCTTTCCTTAACTGACGCTATTTCTTCTCGCAGTTTAGCAACTTTAGCTTCTGTTTGAACTCCTGCTACAGTCTCCACTACTTCAAAAACATCAGGATAACGTTCTTTGAAATCCTCAAGTTCTTCTAAAGTTTTTGGAGGAGTTGCACCTCTTGGCATTTCTTGCACACGAGATTTTACAGACTTAAGTTCACTCATTAGCTGTTCACGCTCATCTTTAAACTCATTAAGTTTAGCATCATAATGTTTTTTCAAATCATCATAACGTTTTTTATAATCGTGACTTTCTTTTGCTTCTGCGAAACTATCAGTTGCTTCTTGAGTAGCCGCTTCTTCTACAGCGGGGTCTTGAGCTTCTACTGTTTCTTCAATATCGTCTTCGTCTCTATCCACTTCTTCACGATATTTATTTTTGTAAAGATTTGGATTGTTAAGAACTCCAAAGGAGTCATTTGGTTTGTTTGCTCTCGCACCTCTTACTTGTTTTGCCATTTCTTTTACCTCATTTAATGCAGTGCCACATGGCTGTGGGTAGCTGCTTCGGTT